GCGACCAGGTCAGCGCCCAGGTCAGCGACCAGGTCCGCGCCCAGGTCAGCGACCAGGTCCGCGCCCAGGTCAGCGACCAGGTCCGCGCCCAGGTCAGCGACCAGGTCCGCGCCCAGGTCCGCGACCAGGTCAGCGACCAGGTCCGCGACCAGGTCAGCGACCAGGTCAGCGACCAGGTCCGCGACCAGGTCAGCGACCAGGTCCGCGCCCAGGTCCGCGACCAGGTCCGCGCCCAGGTCAGCGACCAGGTCAGCGCCCAGGTCCGCGACCAGGTCCGCGCCCAGGTCAGCGACCAGGTCAGCGACCAGGTCAGCGCCCAGGTCAGCGCCCAGGTCAGCGACCAGGTCCGCGCCCAGGTCAGCGACCAGGTCAGCGCCCAGGTCCGCGCCCAGGTCAGCGACCAGGTCAGCGACCAGGTCAGCGAAATTTTTTCAAATTGGTGGTGGTGGGAGTTCGGCCAATTCGGCACGTGGCTCAATTCCTTCTACGACATCTTCTCCGAACTCGGCGTGGACATTTCCCCGCTGGACGGCGTGAAGGAGTACAACCTGTGCGCCGGCATGTCCTTCCTGTTCTGGGATTGGGCTGTCGTATCGGATCGGCCCGCCGAAATCCACCGCGACGAGCGCGGGCGGCTTCACCGGCTGGATGGTCCGGCCCTCCGCTATCTGGACGGCTTCTCCATCTACGCCGTGCATGGCGTCCGCTGCGCCGCCGACATCATCGAGAACCCCAAGAGCATCACCGTCTCGCGCATCGAGAAGGAAACCAACCAGGAGCTGCGCCGGGTGATGATCGAACTCTACGGCCAAGCCAAATACCTGCTGGATGCCGGGGCCAAGAAGGTGCACTCGGACGACTATGGCCAGCTCTACCGGAAGGAAATCCCGGGCGACGAGGATCTGGTGATGGTGAAGGTGGTCAACTCCACCGCGGAGCCGGATGGCTCCTTCCGCGACTACTTCCTGCGCGTGCCGCCGACCGTCAAGACGGCCCGCGAGGCGGTGGCTTGGACCTTCGGCAAGACCGCCGACGCCTACGCTCCCTTGGTCGAAACCTGAACGAAATCCAGCTACCCATAAATCCAATGTCCTCCAAAGAACAAATGCTCTCCGTCGCTGAGGTGTGCGAAATGCAGCCAGGCGACGAGCACAACGCCACGTGGATCAACCCCGGGTTCATCGCCCGCGTGGGTGAAATCCAGTCCACCAACGTCAAGAAAACGGGCAAGCCGATGCACATTTGCACGCTCCACGACACCGTTGGGAGTGCCAGCATCAGCATGACCGTCTTCACCAACAAACCGGGGTTCGACACCGGCGACACGATCGAGGTGTCAGGCAAGGGCCTGCGCCGCTCCGAGTTTCGGGGCTTGGATCAGGTGTCGGTGGGCCGCGAGACGGAAATCCACGTGGTCAGCGCCGGGGCCGCTCCAGCGCCACGTGCGGCAGCCTCAGCCGGCGCAGCCCAACCCCGCGACCGCAGTGCGGCCCCGGCTGAGGCTGCCCGCCCTGGTGACTCCTCGGAGTTCCACCGGACGATGAAGAAGATGAGCCTCATGTACTGCCACGCCATGGACTACGCGGCGGCCATCGACAAGCGGACGCCCTTCCACACGCCCGAGCAGATGCAGGCGTGCACTAGCACGCTCTTCATTGAAGGTGCCCGCCGCAACCTGATCGACATCGCCCCGGAACGCGGCGCGGCAGCTGCGAAACCGGCTCCTGCGCCGGCCCCGAAGCCTGCCGAAGGAGCGGACGAAGATGTTCCCTTCTGAGGCCCATCCCATGAAACCAACCAAATATGCCGTGATCGACACGGAATCCTCTGGCCTCTTCGACTTCGCCAAGCCGGCGGATGCCGAGGGCCAACCGCGCCTCGCCAGCCTGGGCATCATCATGCTCCGCGAGGATCTGTCCGTCATGGCCGAGCACGACTTCCTTGTGAAACCCGAGGGCTGGCAAATGACGCCGGAGGCCACAGCAGTGAACGGGCTCACCACCGAGCACCTTCTGGCCAACGGGGAGCCCATCGGAGCTATCCTCCAGAGGTATTCCACGCTGGTGAAGGAGGGCTTTGTCATTGTCACCTTCAACGCCCAGTTCGACACGAAGGTGATGCGCGGGGAGTTGCGCCGGGCCGGCATGCCCGACCTCTTCGAGCAGACGCCAAACGTCTGTCTCATGCGGGCCTGCACCAACGTGGTGAGGGTGCCGAAGAAAACGGGGTCGGGCTACAAGTGGCCCAAGCTGTCGGAGGCATGCGCCTTCTTCAAGATTGAGCAGCCAGCAGCGCATTCCGCCATTGGCGACACGCGCTCTGCCCATGCCATTCTCCTCGAGCTGCACAAGGCCGGACTCCTGCCCGAGCCTGAGGTGCATTTCGCCAAGAACCGTCCGGTTTAGTGTCCCATCCAACTTATGAACGCATCCCTGGTACTATCAGGGCTGGAATCCACTGCGATTACAGCCACCACCGAAGCCCGCGCCCGGCGCGATGAGCTTCTTGTCCTTGCCCGCAAAGGGAAGGCCGTCAACTCCCCCGAGAGCGCCACGCGGGCCGCGGCCCTGCTCACCGACTTGAAGGGCTTCACGCGCATGGTCGAAGCTGGGCGGTCCGACGTCAAAGCCCCAGTCCTGGACCTCGGCAAGCGCATCGACGGGCTGGCCCGCGAGCTCACCGCCGATCTGGAGGCCGAAGCTGGCCGCATCTCCCGGCTGCTGGGGGCCTACCAAGCGGAGGAAAACCGGAAGGCCGAGGAAGCCCGTCAGCGGGCCTACCAGGAGGAGCAGCGCATCCGGCGTGAGGCGGACGAAAAGGAGCGGCAGGCCAAGGAGGCCGCGGAGCGCGAGCAACGGGAGTTGGCCGCCAAGGCAGAACGCGCCCGCACGGAGGGCGGACGGGCCAGGGCAGAAGCCGAGGCCCGTCTTGCCCAGGAACGAGCCGACCGCGAGGCCCAAGAACGGGCAGACCAAGAGCGGGCCGCCATCGTGGAAACGCGGGTGGCTGTGGCCGCGGCCACCCCTGCCAAGCCTGCCGGCGTGGCCACGCGCCCGGAGGTGTGCTACGAGGTGACGGATTTGACGGCCCTCTACGAGGCCGCCCCCTACCTTGTCACCCTCACGCCCAACGTGTCCGCCATCAAGGCGGCGCTCAAGGGCCTCACCGGGGAGCAGAAGTTGCCCGGGGTGAAGCACTGGATCGAGCAACGTGCCATTGTCCGCTAACCTTTCAGTGCAACAACGCGCTGGGATAACCCAATAACGACATGACCAAAAAGAAGGACAAAACGCAGGAGATGGGGCTGACGGGGCACGGGGTGGAGCCCATCCACATTCCGGCCATCGACAGCGCCATCGCCAAGTACGAGAAGAAGAAGGAAGCCCGCTGCAACGCCTCGCCAGGCGAGATTGCGGCCAAGGCCGACTTGAAGGAGCAGCTGTCGATCCACCGGGACAAGCTGCCCACCAACGAGGACGGCCAGCGGTTCTACCGCCACGACGGGGTGGATTACATCCTGGATGAAGTCCTCAAGCGCCGCAGCGCCGATGACGGCGAAGTGCGGGGCGAGGAATAGCGCAACCCAACCGCGTGGCCGGCGCGTAATCCGGCCAACCCTTTCCAGCCATGAAGATGCAAATAGATGTCAACCGCGATTTGGGCCAACTGATGAAGGCTATGCGAATCACAGCAGGTTTAACCCAAGAGCAGATGGCCAAGGCTTTGGGAATGACTCGGGCCAATGTCCCCAATTTGGAATCTGGGCGCTATAACATCTACCTTCACCATCTGGTTAGGTGCGCCGACAAATGCGGGTTCGTTGCTCAACTGGTTGTGAAGAAAAAGCCATGAGCGTGGACTTCAAAGAGCCGTTCGGGCGCTTCCTGCGCCTCTCCATCTCGGAGTGCCGGGCCAACCTGCGGGCTGAAACCAGAAACCCCACGGCGGATCTGAACGCCAAAATGCTGGAGGAGGAGATAGACCGTGCCCACGAGGCTTGGCACCGGGCCCGCAAGCCCAAGCGGAAGAAGCCCATCGCGGACGACGCGGCATGGATTGCGTCCCTCAAGGCCGATCCCGCGATGGCGGGCGTGGACGTAGACAAGGAAATTGCCAAGTGCCAGTTCTGGTGCCGCAACCAGGAGCCGCCCATCAAGGCCAGCCGCCGCCGCATCGTGAACTGGCTGAACAAGGCCGACCGCGTCCTGACAGCTCCGCCTCTCAAGCGGGACATGAACGCCGAGCCAGCCGGCTTCCGCGAGTGGTACATCCGCACCAGGATGGGCGGGGCCGACACGTACAAGCCGTGGGCGCAGTTGTCATCCGACACGCAAAAGTATCTCCTCGATCAGATGAGCAAAGAGCCATGAGCCCCGCCAGCAAAGAGGTGCAGGTGGCCGTGGTCCGCCCCATCGCTGGGGAGCCCACCACGTTTGAGGTGGCCAGCAAGTCGGAGCCCGGCACGTGGCACAGGGTGGACATCAAAGCCCACGGCGGGTGCGGCCAGTGCGCCTGCATCAGGTGGGACACGGTTTCCTGGCCCCGGATCAGGGACACGCGCAATCTCCCGCCTTCGATGCGATGCCGCCACTTGAAAGCGGCCCGGGAGTATTACACCAATCACAAGATTGCCGCAGAGCGGGCATACGAATGAGACTGCTGCACCACGTCGGAATCAGTGGAGGGAAAGACAGCACCGCGTTGCTGCTGTGGGCAATCCATGAAAGCGGCATCCCACGAGAAAGCCTCCGCGTCACGTTCTGCGACACGGGCAACGAAGACCCGCTGACGTATGCTCACTTGGATCTGCTCAAGCGCACCGTTATCGAGCCCGCTGGGATTATCAGCGGCTTCGTGACACTTCTGCCCGAGTTGGACTTCTTCGAGTTAGCCCTGAAAAAGAAGAGATTCCCCAGCCGGGTCGCGCAGTTCTGCACCACAGAACTCAAGATCAAGCCGACGAAGGAGTGGATGGCCCAGCAGTGGGCGCTGGGGCACGAATTGGTGATCCTGAACGGGAAGCGCCTCGGGGAATCAGCCGAGCGCAAGCGGGCCATGAAGGACCAGCCAGCGCGTGGCTTTTCGGACTATTGGGGCTGCGAGGAGTGGATGCCGCTGCGCGATTGGTCCCTGGAGGACGTGTTTGCGATCCACCGGAAGTATGAAGTCCCGCTCAATCCCCTCTACGCAATGGGGGCGCATCGAGTGGGCTGCTGGCCCTGCATCAACTGCGGCAAAATCGAGATTCGATTGGTGGCCAAGCACAGGCCGGAAAAGATCGAGGCTATTGCTGCTGTGGAAAAGCGGTTTGAGGACGAGCAGGGACGCATCTCCACTTTCTTTCATGGCAAGACTGCCACAAAACAGTACCGCACCAAATCCTACACGCGCAAGAAAGACGGCACTAAATGGCCTGTCGCTCCGATCCACGAGATTGTGAAGTGGGCCCACACCACCAGAGGAGGCCGGCAAATGATCCTCCCTCTTGAGGAGTCCAAAGCCTGTTTTCTCAACTACACCGCCTGCGAATGAAAACCGCCGTCCATCCCCACTCCCTCATCGCTTACTACGATCCCGCCCATGTGGAGGGCTTCAACGAGCGCGAGCGCCTGATTTTGGCAGCCCTCCACAAGATGGGCCAAGCCACCCACCGCCAACTCCAGCAGTTCCTTGAGATGCCCGAGCTGGGCAGCGTGCAGCCCCGGTGCTCCGACCTCATCCGCAAAGGTACGATCGAGGAATGCGGCAAGGTGCGCTGTGAGTTCACGGGCAGCACCGTCCGCCTGCTTCGCATCCGGGCCTGGCAGGATGAGCGGCAGATGGAGATTGCGCTGTGATTGTAATGCCAGCCAATGCCTCCGGCTGGTTCTGGCACTGTCTGGCCCGGGAGACTGGTCGGATCGGCCACCTTCATTCCCCTGGACACGAGCGAGGACCGTGGCCCTGGCTGCCCTACGCACTGGACAATGGATGCTTCCGGCTCTGGAACTCCGAGGCGAACACCTTTGACGAGCAGGGATGGCTATCGACCGGGTTGTCCGACTGGCGCCGGCTGCTCTTTTGGTCCGCCGCCGCCCCTATAAAGCCGATGTGGGGCATCGTGCCCGACCGGCCAGGATGCTGGGAGGATACCGAGAAGAAATGGAGCATCTACGCTCCAGAACTCGCCGCGGAAGGAATCGCGCTTGCCGTCGCTGTCCAGGACGGTGCATCCCCGGCTCTTGTCAGGGCGCTATCGCCAGCGCCACATGTCATCGCCGTGGGAGGATCGACAGACTGGAAATGGAACACCGTGGAGATGTGGCTTCGTGAGTTCCCTCGCGTGCATGTCCTCCGGTGTAATTCGCCTGCTCAGCTGCCACGACTCGAATCCCTAGGGGCGATGTCCTGCGATGGCACCGGCTGGAACCGCGGCGACCGTACCCAGACCCGGGGGTTGGAGGAGTGGGCGCATAGCAAATCTACTCCAGCCAATGTTCCTCTTTGGCCTCATGCCTCAAGGGCGAGGAATAGACGCCAAGCCAGTTTTGCATGAAGTCTCCCCGATTCACACTCGCGGACATCAGCCGCAAGTCCCCAGCCATCCAGAAGCAGGTGCAGACGGCATTGTATGGTGGCCAGCCCGTGCCGCAGCCTATCCAGCCGCCTCGATCTTCCCCGGCCTGCACCCCAGACACCCCCCAACCCCGTAAAACGAAAGGGAATGGCCGCCAGAGAGTGTCCAAGCATCGGAACGGGGGCATTTGGAGCGAAGCGAGGTACTGGCAGGCCATCCGCTCCGGCCTGCGCCGCACCTTCCGCTTCTGGAAGCCCGCCGTGGACGCCCTGCACGCTGCCCGAGTGCCAATGAAGGGGCCGCGGGGCCAGAAATGGGCCTACCTATGCTGCGACTGCCGCAAGCTGTTCAAGCGCCGGGCGGTGGAGATTGACCATGTCACGCCCTGCGGGGTGCTGACGGCCTTCGAGCACATCCCGGGCTTCATCCAGCGCCTGACGCCCGAGAGCCCGGAGGCCTTCAAAATTCGGTGCCTCAAGTGCCACCAGGCCAAGACGGCAGCCGAGCGTGAGGCCCGCTAGGAGTGAATCAGGACCAGCGGCTGCCCGCCGAAGGCCCCTAGGCAGTCCAGCAGGACCAGGATGGCGATGACGCCCACGATCACGCGGGCCACCAAGTTCATCGGTGCGGGGAGTCCCATCTGCCCGATCACCCAGAACAGGAGCCAGATGACCAGGGCAATGACCAGCAGGGTGACGAGCAGATTGACCAAGTTGCCGCCAAGGACAACCGCAGCGAAGGGAAGGAGGAGGTGCATCCCGTCACGGACAGCCCTGGCCCCCAAGGGTGCCCGGCTACTTCACCGCGTCCTGCTTTGCCTCGAGCCTGACGGTGCGGCGGTCGATGGAGTTCACTGTGGCCACCAAGCTCACCTGCCCCAACTTCACTTGCTCAAGATCGGCAGCAAAAGCGGCCTGATTCTTGAGCGATACGTCCAGCTTTTCCAACATGCTGGTGAAATCCCCGTTCTGCTTCGCATTATCGGCCAGGGCCAGCTCGGCGGCCTTGTTGGCGGTGGTCACGGCATCATCGGCTGACTTCTGGATAGCCAGCACCACCGGGGCGCTGGAGATGAAGTCGTTGCCTGCCGCTTTGAGGTGGAAAACGGCGAAGGTGCAGATGAACCCCAGGATCGTGATGGCCCCTCGGAATACCATCGTGCCCAGGTCACTGTTGATATGACGCAGCAGACTGAGAAATCCTCTGGCGGCTCTTGGGCTCATAAGGCGAACTCCGGGCGGATGGGGTGCGTGGGGTCGATGAGATGCCAGTAGGTGTCAAGCGAGTGCCACGCCTCCCAGCTGCTTTGGACAACCCCCGAGGGGTCCAGTTCATTGGCCGGGCCGGCGTGCAGGAACTGGAAGAGCGGCCACACCCAGAACGGCACCTTGGGAACGCCGTCCGGGTCCACCACCCAGCGCACCAGGTCGGGGATGGCCTGCACGGCGTAGTCGGCAAAGGCGCGGTCGCCCACTTTCGGGCCGGCAAAGGAGATGAGGCTGGCCTTCCAGAAGGCGGCAAGGAGCAGGGCCCACGCGGCCCCCAGGCTGTGCCCCGTCACCAGCTGCACGGTTGGGAAGGCGGGTCCGTTCAGCAGGCGGAAGGTCTGGAAGGTGGAGGTGAAGCCGCGTTCCGTCTTTGCCCCAGGGACGAAGGGGCAGGCGTCCAAGATCACCTGCGCGTCCACTTTCCATTCGTTCGGGCCGTTGGCGATGACGCGGGTGCCCCGGATAGCCGCCACCAATTCCTCCGTCTCCAAGTCCTCCACCAAGATGCCGATGGGCACGCCCTTGAATCCGAGTTCATCAGCCAGGATGACATCCCGCAGGCGGTAGCCGTAGGGCGTCGGGTCGATGGCCTGGTAGGCTGGGGCCGTGTCCTCTGCGCCGTAGCACAGCGAGATGAGGCCAGCGCAGCGGGCGGACTTGGTGTGCAGGTCGATCACGGGGCCAAGGCGTGCTGGCCCTTATAGAATTGGACCGCGTTCCCGATCCCAGTGGCCACGTTGGCGAAGGCGGCGAACACCTGCGCCTGCTGGGCGGTGACGATGCCCCCTGAGAGCGAGCCTTGGTTGTTGGCCACCAGGGCAATGAAAGAATCAATCTGGCTGGCCTTGGCCTGGTCGCTGATGAGCGTGGCCTTCACGGCGGCCAGCTCGGCCTGGAGGGCCCCGATGTTGTAGGTGGACACCTTCCCGAGCGGGATCTGGGGCAGCTCGGCCTCGAGGTCGGTCATGGCCTTCACCACCGCAGCCTGGTCGGCGGGCGTGGCCGCCTTGTTCAGGGCCGCGGTGGCGTACACGTTGCCGGATTCGGCCCCGGCCAGGCCGATGGCCTGCTGGGGGGTGAGCTGGCAGCCGACGAAGGCCAGAGCCAGGAGGGCGGTGAGAAGGAGGGATTTATTCATGGACGGGAGGGACGACTGGCGGTTTCGGTTCGGGAGCTTTCTGCAAAGAGGCCATGATGGTGTTGCCCACGGAGACGAGGACGCTGGCTGCCATGATGGTCCAGGCCACCCACGTCAGGGCGGACAATTCGGTGAGCTTCATTTCCTTCATCGGGCCCAGCTCCCCGCCCACGGCGGAGGCGAAGGCGATGGCCGCCTGGAGGTAGAGCATCTTGAAGCGGGAGACGTGGCTGCCCATGGCTCAATAGAATTCCTCAACAATGATGAGCCCCGCCGAACCAGCGGCACCAGCAGCCCCACCGGTCCCGACGCTGCCTGCCGCTCCTGCCGCGCCTACTGTGTAGGTGTAAGTGGCTGATGGGGATTGGATGTAAAGTTCAACGTACTCGCCACCACCACCGCCAGCTCCAGCATCGAAAGCAACCAAGTTTCCTGTGCCACCGCTGGCTCCTGCTCCGTAATTGCTGCCGGCAATGCCGGCCAAGGTTGAGGAGCTTGAACCTTCAATCTGTGCGGGAGCCCCAGTTCCCAAAATAGAAGAACCGCCGGCTCCCCCCACTGATACTGTCGAACTTCCCCCGGTGGCATTCCCACCGGCCTGCCCAGGGATTCGGACATTTGCCGTGCCACTGCCACCCGTTCCACCTGCGCCACCAGCGCGGCTGCCACCGCCGACTGCGCCACCATTTCCTCCAGCAGCATTGATGGAATTGAAGATGGTGTTTCCACCTGCACTACCCGCCGTCTGCCCGCCCGTTCCGGTGCCTCCCGATCCACCACCACCGCCGACAAACCGAACTCGAAGCCATTTCACATTGGCAGGCGTGGTGTACGTGGCCGAGCTGCCCGACGTGAACACTTGGGAGGTGTGGGTGGTTGAACCTCCTCCGTTGGCCAGCACGAAGGCCGTGGTGGCAATCTGCGTGGTGTTCGTGCCCACCGTCGCCGTGGGGGCCGTGGGCGTCCCTGTCAGCGCCGGAGAGGCCAGCGGAGCGTAGGCCGTCGAGGTGAAGGCGTTGCTGCCCAGCGTGCCTCCAGCGCCCGCGTTCAACGTCACGCCATCAGGAATTGTCAGCGTGGCCCCGGTGGCCGGCTGCGTGATCGTCACCTTGTTGATCGTGGTCGCCGTGGCCACACCAAGGGTCGGGGTCGTCAATATCGGGCTGGTTAAAGTCTTATTCGTCAGTGTCTGCGTAGCCGTCAACGTCGCCACCGTGTCCGTAATGGCCGGGAATGTTATCGTGTAGTTGGTGGCCGAGGCATTGGCACTTGTGAAGGTCGTGAACCCAGTCGAGGAGCCGAGGAGAGCTATGTCGGAATTGGTATAGGTTTGGAACGCCGTCCACGTATTCGCATGTGACAGATTCAGACTAGCCACCACAGCTCCTGTGGTCGGTGAAATCGTCAGCGTGCCGTCCGAGTTGCTTACCGATGTCGGGCCCGTGCTGGTGCCGCCTGTAACGGGCCCGGCCTGCACCGTGCTCGTCTGGATCGTCGTGCTCTGCGCCAGGCCCAGCGCCGGCAGCAGGAAAAGGAGTGCGAGGAGACGTTTCATGGCGTCAGTTGGTCGGGAACTCATTCGCCAGAGTCCCGAAATCGTTGGTCACAATGTCCACCGTCGTGGTGCCCGTCACCATGATGGCCCGGATGGGAAGCAGGAACGTCCCAGGGGCCGTCAAAATCACCAGCTGCTGCCCAGCCGCCAGCAGATAGCCCGTGGAGGCCGTGGGGTCGGTGCCCGGGTTGCCCGTGTTGGGGTCGGTGTAGGTGCTGCCCCCATCCACTGTAATCCGAACGCTGTTGCTCCCATTGTTCTGGATGCAGATCCACGTCGCCCGCGGCCCGGGGACGATGAGCGTCTTCACGGTGCCGCTCAGGCCTGTCACCTGCTTGATGTTGGCGAAGGCCGGGGTGGCCAGCGCCAGCAGGACCAGCGCGAAAGAGAGGATGCGGTTTTTCATGGTTTGGAAAGAATCACTGGCAGAGGACATTCACGTCCGTCCCGTTGACGTTCATTTTGAAGATGTGGCCGGTCGTGGCCGAGCTGGTGCTGAGGGTAGTGTCGGTGCGGATCACCCCACCCACCCGGAGGACGTGCGTGCCATCGTCCACCACGTTTCCGATTTCCACATTTCCCGACACTTGAGCGATCAAAAGCCCCTGGACGCCCCCACCCACCTCGAAGGTGTGGCTCTGCGCCAAGTATTCGATGCCGTTGTTGGCGCTGAATGTCTGGATGACGGCAATCCCCCCAGAGAAGTTGATGTAAAGGGCATTGGAGCCCGGCGAGGTGCTGGCACCAAAAATGGCGTAATTGCCGTTTCGGTAAAAGATGTTGGCATTGGCCTGAATCTCCTGACTGGTAGCCGCTCCCAGGGACAGGTCCACGCCTGTTGCCGAAGTGATGCCGGTTGCAGCCACCGTCAGGGAGTTAACTCCCACATTCCCCGAGGAATCGCTGGTGAAGGCCGAGTAGCTGGTTCCGGTCGTGGCAGCTGTCGCCACGATTACATGGCCCGCGGTGGCTCCGCTGATGGCACCGCCCCCAACCGGGACAATAACGCCGTTGATGTAGGCGTTCAGCGCGTTGGTGCTCGAATTGTACCAGAAATCCCCATTCACGGGAGTGGAGGGGTTGCCCGCCAGAGCCCCCACGTTTATTCCGGCCAGGGTGCCGCTCGGGCCAAAGGTTTGCTTGGCCGTCCAACTCGCCGCGGTGTTCAGCGTGGCAACGGTCCCCGAGAGGTTGGGGAATGTGAAAGTTTTCAGCGTCGAAGCCGGGCCCGCCACGGCGAAAAACCCATTGTTCGTGCCACCGTTGGCACCAGGGAGGATTCCTGTGACGTCCGCAGTCAGGCTGGCTTGAACCTCAGTCGTCACAGCGCCGCCGCCCGAATTGGACCTCAGGAATCCGTTGGAATTAAGTTGCGGGAAATACAGGCCGCCGCCGCCATCTGACTCGATCAGATTCTGGCTCGTCGTGGTGTCAGTGAAGAAGAAATTGCTGCCGCTCACCGCAAAACCGTAATTATGCGAGGCGCTGGCGATCGTTAGGCCATAGGCCCCGTCTGTTCGGCTGATCGTCAATCCTTTGAAAGTGGGCGTCCATGTCGTGAGAGTTTGGCCCAAGATTGATGTGGAGGTGGCCCACAGCGCCACTTGTCCGGCAGACGGGGTGGGAACCGCCAGCACATTTCCACCACCCGAAGGCGTGGCCCACGTCGTGTCATAATTCGTGCTGCTGTTTTTAAGGAGGGATTGGCCGGCTGTTCCACCCGTGGGCAGGCCGCCATAGCCCGTGGCAATCGGCGTGGCGTTCCAAGTGCCCGTAGTAATCGTTCCCAGCGTCACAATCGTGGTTGCCCCGGTGTAGCCCGTCAGGCTGCCCGGAGAGGGCACGAAGATGACATTCCCATTGGAGTCGAATCCCAGGATCATCGTCTTCCGGGCCGACAGGGAGAGCGTTGGGTTGAGCGTCTCGAAATTCTCGAATTGCAGGGAACGGCTGGCGATTTCGTTCACCTGCTGGGACAGCGTGGCCATCTTGTCCAGCGCCTGCTCCACCAGCTGAATCGTCAGGGGCCCGGTCGCGCTGAAAGACGTCAGCTGGTTGATCGGGACATTCCGCATGATGACGAGGTAGTCGTTCACCTGCACGCTGTGGCTGCCGGTGCCCACCACGACGATGCTTCCCGTCTGCATCTGGTTCGGGGTGTTGTAGCCGCCCCCTGTCACCGTGTAGTCGCTGCCCAGGGCCAGCACCACCGCGGGATCATGCGGGCTCCCTGTGGGGCCAGTGTCCAAGACCAGGAGGTCGCTGCCTTGCTGGAAAGGGAAGCCCACCGCCACGGTTTGGGGAAGCCCGGAAATCAGGAAGGGCCCTGTCTTGTCCACCTGGCTCGTGATGTTAGCCAGGCCCAAGGCGGGCAGCAGGAACAGCAGCGCCACACGGAAGAAATGCTTCATGGGATGAGACGCTGGGGCGGTGGCGACGCCTCCAGCGGATTCAGGAGATAGAGCTAGGCGGTGGTTTTGTCTATGCTGAAAGGCGACACGCCTAGGGCCTCTATTTTCTCCATCTCCTCTTTCGCGGATTCAATCGGGCCCAACCCGAACTTAATCCCGAATCCCTCGATCGCCTCCCCCGCCTCCTGCACCATCGCAATGGCCGCCTCCAGTGTGTCCCCCCAGCCAATCACCGCCCCAATTTCGCTCATCTCCTCGTCTAGCGGCACGACAAACCGCTTGCCCTCCACCACCACACAATTGAACAGCTTGATGTTGCGGTCGAATTCTGGGGGGTATGACACAGGCTGCCAGTGGCCTGAGGCCCAAGAGGACTTAAGCACCACCTGTACTCCGAATTTACCCTTGGCCTTGGGCTCGACAAGAACCCCAGCGGCACCGTGCCAGACGATTTCGGAGAAATTCTCATAGAATTCAGAGTAGAGCTCGCTCGGAGGACTGCCCGCCCGGGCGCAGAGGTCAATCATGTACGGCACCTTGTCCTTGCCGATGCGGACCTCCGTGGAGAGGAAGCCGCGGTAGCCGTAGGTGGCCAGGTAGGGTGCCATCCGCTCGTTCCATCGCCGGATCGGCTCCGGCACGGCATCCCACGCCACGAACTCAGAGACATACCCCAGATCCTTCACCTCGATCCCTACCAGCAGGTTTTTCGGAAACTCACCGTCGATGCAGTAACCGTCCATCCCGATTTCCACGCGGTCAGGCAAATCATCCTCCACGATGAACTCGGCCACGTCCTTGAAGCCGCCCAGGAGGTGTTGAATGTCGTCCAGCTTGGCCTCCACCGTCTCGTAGTTGGGGGAGAAGAAGGTTTCCGTCAGGCCGCGCCAGCGGTCGATCTTCACGTGCTGGTCCTTGTTCGCTTTCAGGTGCTCCCGCAGGGCGTCAATGCCGGTGATGATTCGCCAGGGATTCACCGGCAATCCGGCCTGCTCCATGAGCTTCTTCGCCACCTCACGATAAACCTCCATCTCCTCCCCATTGCGGGCACCCCACACGCGCTTGCCGATGGACTCCAGGTAGATTTGCTCTGCGGCGTGGTACAGATCCACGAAGACGAATAGGTCCACGGAGTTGAAGTGGGGACCAAAGATGGAGTCCACCCGCTCCACGCCCTCCAAGCCGGTGCCGACCATGCCGGCGTTCATCGTCGGGAAGCTGCCTGAGAAAGGCACCCAGAGGTATACCTTCTTGAAATCGCGGGCCAAGCGTTCGGCCAGCGCGACGAAGAGCGGGTTGGCCACCACTAGGACGGTCTTTGTTTTCAAGTCGTCATTCATCGTCGGCCTCCCCGCCTTCCGCCTCTTCCCCTGTCGGCACCAGGCAGCCGTGCCGGGAAACGTCCTCCTCCTGCTCTTCAAATATTTCCTCGGGGCAGTCCATCAGCGATAGGTTGTTGCCGGCTTCCGCTTGGGCAAGGTTTCGCGGAGCACCGGAATTCCCTTCTCCAGGTTCTCCTTCAAGCCCGTGGTCTTTCTTGGCGTGGAATACTCGGTGGGGCTGAACGGCGTTTTCTTGTCCATCTGCGCCGCCAGCCATTGCAGGGCTCCGGGCTCGATCCAGTTGAACTTGTCGGCAAAGAACTCGGGATAGTCGCCCTTCTGCAAATCGGTGATGTTTTTGGCCGCGTCCAATTCCTCCCGGGCGAACGGCACGTTGTCCAGGAGGCCCATTGAGGCGGCCACCATGCCAGCCGTCAGGCCCTTCTTTTGGGCATCGGACTTCCTGAAATAGGAGTCGGAGGCCCGGCGCACTGTCGCCCCCCACTGGAGCGCCTGGAACACGGGGCTGTCGAAGGCCTGGCGTGGCACCTCCACGCCGTTGATCTTCGCGGTGCCCTCCAGCACGTCGCCCGGCTTACGCCTCTCGCCCGGCTGGTAGAAGCCGCCGATGTGTTTCGCCCCAAAGAAGCCCAGCAGGGCGAAAGCACCCCCGAGGAAGCCTTTCTTCATCAGGCGCATCACGAGGTCGGCTTCCTCGGGCTTTATTTTCTCGATGCCACGGGCATAGACAGCAGCCACCCGCGCCGGCCCTTGGACAGCCCCTGTCAAATACTCGAACGATTCCGCCAAGACATTCATCGGCACCTTCACCACCGGCAGCTTCGTCTTGAGGAACGTGGCCGCAGCCTCCGACAGAATAGAGGGACGCCCTGTGGTCTTGCTCTTCGCCTCGAGCGCGGCCAACTGCTGCTGGTAGCGCTTCACGAAAACATTGTCCTGCTGGAAGGTGGCCCGCTTGGCGTATTTCCACGCATCGTTCATCAGGCGCATTTGCACCAAGGGATCGTGCACGTCCGCCCCGTGCCGGGCCGCGTTCTCGATCCCCAGTTGCAGCCGGCGGGCGAAGTCGTTGATGACGGTGGGGTATTTCATCGCCCCGTGCATCTGGCCGAAGTATTCGAGGACGCCATGTGGGAGGTGGGCCTTGTCGAACAGCACCTGCTCGGCGGTGTCCTTGTTCCGCAGCATGTCCCACGCGCCTTTCATGCCCTGCGTGAGCCCTTGAGTGATGGCCTTTGACTCGGCCCGGACAGCCCCGGCAATCGTCGGCACCCCTTCCATGGCCGCCTTGTCGGCCAGCTTCGGAAAAGCCTTTGAAATCCCGTAGCCAATGGCCTGCTCTGCCGGGGTGGAGATCCAGCGCGTGGCAGCCGCGGCGGCCAGCTTGATGAACACCGTGGGGTAGGAGAGGACGCTGGCGCGGGCATAGCCGGAAATGGCGTCCTGCACCTTCCGGCTCGTGGTGCGGTTCTGCTCCTCAAGCTCCATTTCAGCCCGGTCCGCCTCCCGCTTGATGCGCTCATACTCCAAATTCAGCCGCTCGGCCTCGGGGTCCAGTTTCAGGGCAGTTCGGCTGGCCTTCTCAGTCCCAGCCATGCGCGACACCTGCGCTTCCGAAATCTGGCCTTCGCGCCGCGTCTTGTATGCCTGCAACCGCTGGGCCTGGCTGCGGGCCTCGATCGCTTCCCGGAAGATGTCTTGGAGGTGGGGGCGGATGGCCTCTCCCAGTTCGTTCACCATCGCCACGGACCAGTCCTTGAATTTGGTGACGCCCTTGGCTAGGTAGTCGGCTCCGATGATGGCGTGGTCGGCCAGGTCGGCAGGGTCCAAGCCGGACATGAGGCGTCCTTCCGCCATGCGGGCCTTCACGCGGGCCCGGGCCTCCTCCGCACGGTCGGAGATGAATTTGAGCACCTTCCCAGGCGGCTTGCCGCGGCGCGGGGCCTCCTTCAAGGGTTCGGCTGCCTGGAGGCGCTTTGCCTCTCGGTAATTCTCGATCATCCGCTGGGCTCCAGTGAGACGCCGGTTCAATTCACGGATTTGCTCCACCACCACGGGCGGCAGCTCCCGGCCTTTGTTGGCGACGGTCAGGCGGCGCGTCATGCCGGCCAGGGAATAGTCCCGCGCCAGCATCACCTTTCGGAAGGCGAGGGATTGGCCGCTCTTCGTGCCCACGGAGTCCGCAATTTCAGCCACGCGCTGAAAAGCGTCCTGCGCCCGAGCCTTTCGCATGCGAGCGTCAGCCGCCGCCACCCCATTGTTGGCGCTCTCGGCCTCCAGGAGGTCGTCTTCCGCCTTTTCCACGGCCCGGGCCTGCCGGTTGGCCTCGAATCCCAGCAGGACGTCCTCTTCGGGCGTGGGGGCCCGCGGGTTGGCCCTCAGATCCTCCACCAGGGCCTCTCCAATGGTCGGGTCGGCCTTGAAGCGGGCCGCGACATCGGCGTGCACCGCCTTGAACGTCATGGCCTCCTCTTTCGTGGGCTCAGGTTTGCCCATCCGGGCCAATTCCGCGTTCATGGCATCGTTTTTGATGCCGATGGCGTCCGGCGCAGGAGCCGGTTCCTTGGATTTTACAGCGCCAGCCTCTGGAGCTTCCTCAGGAGCGGTCCCGGCTGCTGCCGATGCGCCCTGCTGGCCTTCGCGTGGCACGTCCGGCACCACCTTTGCCCCGACCTCGCCGGGTTCTCCCGGCACTTGCTGCACAGCTTCATCAATTGTTCCACGTGGTGTTGCTGAGTCGTCTGGATTTGAGGGTGAACCACTTGCGGATTCCTTAACCGCATCTTTTGCCTTCTGAGAAGCGATGTTGTCAAGCTCACGGGCCGCATCCATGAGGAAATCGGCGTGTCGCGGAACATCCGTCTCCACAGCCTCCCTCCGAAGCACCTGCGCTGCCTGAGTGGGGGTTTTTCCCTCCATTTCCTTGACCACAGCAGCGCCTTTCTCCTTCGGAAATAGCTCCAGCGCCATGCCGAGGGTGCCCAACAGGGCCGCCCCGCTCTGGGCCACAGGGCTGGCCACAGCAGTCACCTTGTCCTCGAACGTGGCATTGGGGTCTTTCAGCACCGCAGGGGCTTTGATGCCCGCTTTCACCGCCCCGTAGCCCATCAGGCCGGTGAATACCGCCTCCATGCCGACCAGGGCCTTGGCGGCCAGTGGGTAGGTGGCAGACGCTGCCTTGAGCGGGCCCGCGGCGGCCATCGTAGCCACGCCCAGCGGGCTTTCTGCGCCCTCCAGTAGGGGCCGGAGGGCGTTGTACACCCCTCCGACCAGGGCGGGGTTGCTGAGGCCAAACTGGGGGATGTCGGGCAAATCTTTCGGGGCCTCCGGCAGCGCCGCCAGCGGCTTGTTGATCGACTCCCAAAATCCGGTGATGGCCTTCTTGGTCTGGAACAGGTCGCTACCCATCTGGTGCTGCCATGTCCACGCCTTGAGCTGTCCCTGGTCCACACTGGTTTCGCTGTCCTCCTTCTGCTTCTTGGCGGTGAGGCTGAAAAGCTTCGTGTCGGTCATGCCGGGGTCATCCACCCCGTACATTTCCTTGGCGATTGTTTGCCGGATGGCGGGCCAATTACGTTCCAGCGTGGCGTGGTTCACGCCGTCCAGCTTGGTGGAGTAGTACGCCTGGTTGATGGCTTGGGCCCGGGCGTCCATCGCATTGTCCGAGACAGCATCCAGCCGCGTGAAGGCGGCCTTCTCCTCCGGCATGAGGCGCGTGTTCAGTGTCTCGAGGGTGCCGGCGTACAGCGCATCGAACCGCCCGCCGATCTTGGGCGATGAGTCCACCTCCGGGGTCTTGGCCTCCGGCACGTGCGCCTGGCCCTGGCCGTCCGCGAACGGATCGAATGCCTCCGGGTCGGCGCTCTTCGGCTTCTCCAGCACCTCCACAGCGCCGCCGTCCTTGAATGGATCGAATTCGGCCATCAGGGAACGGTGCCGGTGCGTCCGTTCCAGATGAAGGCAGCGCCGGAAGGCAGCGCCTCAAAATCTTCCTTGGAATGGACCGCCACCGGCATGCTTTTCTTGAGGATCTGGGAAATAGCCGCGGACACGAATGGCTTTTCCAGCTTCTGCCGGTACTGCTGCGCCTGCTCCTCTGTGGCCTCGGGGTTGGCCTTGAACCAGTCGCGCATCTTCGCCTGCTGGTTGGCGTAGTGCTGTTGCTCGTCACGCAGGACGCTCTCCTTGGTGGCCTTCTCCCCGAACTTTTCCTTGATTTCGTCATCGGACATCTTCCGGAGCGCGGTCAAGCCGCCATCCACGTGCGCGAAGGAAGTGGGCGTGTCTGATCCAAACCAGTGCGTCTGGCCGGGCGTGGCCACCATCGGAAGCGTGAGGCCGTTCTTCTCACGGTCCTCATTCATCTGCTGGTAGATGATGCGCTCCACCGGCTTCTCCTCGGACTCCCCTTTTTTCTGGGCGCTCTTCACCTGCTCGTCCACGAAGGAATTCAGCCGGCGGCGCAGCGCTTGGTTTTTCCACTCAAGCCCGGCCCCCTTCATTTCCGTGGCCGAGTCCTGGATTTTGTCATCATCGGCCCAGTGGTGGTTCTGCGCCTCCATCATGGCGACGTTGAAAGAGCTCGTCTCCGCTTTGTTGCGCTCCCGCTCGTCGGTGTCCTTGTACACCTTCATGCGGTTTTGAAGGCGCTCGAAGTCGCTGTCCCGGATCTTGCCAGCGTCCTTCCACCCTTGCAGCAGCTTGGGGTCAATCGTGTGGTCTGGGGAATCGTCAATTCGGCCTGACAAATCTTGGGCGTTCTCGGCCTGAGCCTTCGCCTGAGCCTCTTTAGCCACGCTGAGGACCACGCGATAGCGCTTCGGGTCCATCTTCCCCTGCAACTGGCTCTCGATCACCTTGGGGGCTTCGATGGGACTGGTGGCGATGGCGGTGTTGGCCTTGCTCTCCGCAGCGATGGCGGGCACCTGCTTGATGCGGGCCGCAGTTTCCTTCGGTCCCATGGCCCCAATCTCGTTGAGTGACTTGTACGCGGCCACAGCGACGTCTTCCTGCCCATCCTGAGCCGCCTTGGTGGCCGTCGCCATGCCCGCCCGCTTGGTGTCCGACACCTCCCGGTTGAGGGCAGCCACGCGAATGTCCGCGCTGCTCGCCTGGGCCCACCCCGCAGTCATCTGCGTCAGCTGCCGCTTGGCGACGGGCGATAGATTGGGCTGGTTCAGCACCTGGTCCGACACCTGTTGCACGCGCTGCTGGTAGGCGGGCATCCACTTGCCAGGGTCACTCGCCAACTCCGGGTTGGTGGTGAGACTGGCCAGGAAGTCGTCCTTCGTCTTCCGCATCGTCAAGTCGGCATCGAACACCATCTTGGCGTTCCTCGCCTTGGCGATGTTGTTGGCCACACCATGGAAGAGGTTGCCGGCGTCCTCCCCGATGGCTCCAGCCAGGCGGCCAGGAGCGAGGGCTGCCTGACGAAAGGCCGCACCGTCTATCCTGGTGCCCGCTTCTGGCGTGGACACCTCACTGCCTGGGACAATGGGAAGAGCGCACATAAATTAATGTGGTCAGTCGTCAAAGCCCTCATCTGTGGCGCTTCCACCGCCCTTGAAAACTCCGCTTTCGTAGTCCGATCCCAGCATCCCCGCCACCTTGGCCCCGCCGTCGATCAGGGCAATGGAGGCGCTGGTGCGGTCGGAGGCGGCCTGGGCAGCCCCGTAGGCCACGCCGACCGCTGCCTGAGAATAAAGGGATTCCTGTTTCTTCTGGCTATTCACATACTCCTGCTGGATGCGCTGCTCCATGCGCCCGGCGTTGGTGATTTGAGCCGCGAGAGGAGAACCGCTGGTGGCCAGAACGCCCGCAGAGGCGTAGCTGGCCTCCTGCTTCGACAGGTACACCTTGTCGTTCTGGCGCTCGGTGTCGATGTTGGCCAGCGTGTCCATGTCCAGCTGCGCGGCCATTTCATCGTCATACTTCGCGTTGTAGGCCGCCGTGGCTGTGTCCACCTGAGCAGCGTTCTTGGACGCTTTGCTCTGCTCGATAGCCCCATAGACGGTGGTGCCAACGGCCACCACGGCAGCGCCGATGCCCCAGAAGCTCAAGCGAGGGCCCTCCCCGCCTGCTGCTGGCGAAGCTCTTCCAGCCGGGCGTCCGGCTCGATCAGGTCGGCCTCAATCTCGGCCAAGTCGGTTTTCGTGGTGGCGTGGAACGTGGTGAAGATGACGTCCTCCAGAATGTGCAGAGCGCGGCGAGTGCCCGGCTTGGTAATTCCGTGGTACGGAGCTTGCAAGGTTTCCCATCCCTTCTCTTCGGACCAGATGCGGCACTTGCCCTTCGAGATAATAAACTGGTGCTCGGTGCGGTGGATCTTTGAGGTGCAGAGAATCCCGGCCTTGAGGAGAATTTGTCGGCTGTACAGCCCCGGCGTAAAGCGGTGTGTCTCCGGGTGGTCCACCGGGGGGCACTTCGCCAAGTCGGCCTCCAGCCGGTTGAGGGCATCGCACTCCTTGGCCAACTGGGCCGGCGTGGGGGATGTCAGGACAGCACTCATGGGACAGCGGTGACGTCGTACTTAAGGACCACCGCCAGAACGGTCAATGGCAACGCATCGGACCCTTGGACGACGATCACAGGATCTTCGCTGGGGCTGGGCATGCCCTTCGGCTGGATGCGTATGTCGGTGGGCTTCGTGATGAGCGTGGGCTGCGCGAAAGGATTGGTGGTGGAACCAGTGTAATTGATGGGCACGGGCGGCTGATAGCTGGGGAGGGCCGTCTGCTGCCAGTTGGCGGGCAGCTGGGAAGGGTCCGTCGCGCTCGAGGTGGTAACCACGCACTGGTAGGCTTGCTGCGTCAGCGGGCTGATGACGTTGTTGCCTGGGAGGTAGGACGCTCCCGACACCCACGTGGGATAGGTGGCCGTGCCGTTGCTCACCATGCCGCCCATGGAGTTCCAGAGGCGCAGGTAGATGTCCGAAATTTGCTTGATGATGCCCTGCGTGTTGCCCACCCGCGGGTCGGCGTCGAACCGCATGGGCTGGCCGGCGTAGGCAATGGGGAGCCCGATCTGCACCTTGGCCACCGTCCCTGGGATTGAAGGCGGAAGCGTCACCTGGCCGCCCTCCACCAACAGGGGGCCGAAATTGTAGCCATCAGCCAGGCCAATGACGTAGCGTCCATTCAGCGCCGAAAGCCCTGTGATGGTCGTAGATCCCGGATTGAGCACTGTGCTGCCGCAGTCCACGTAGAAGGCGTCGGGCAGGCTGGGGGCCGCAGGATTGGGAGCTCCCGTGAAGGTTTCCTCCCAGTTGTTGGGGTTGATGCGCTCGATGAACCGCGTCTGCACACCGCCGATGAGGCGGTTGGCCACCAGCCACACCTCATCATCGTTGGTGCCCTGGCCGTCGATGACGGACACCGACTCAAAGCCGTTGTCGTTCGGGATGGCGATGCCGTTGATGTCCACCGCGCCATTGCCAGTGAGGTGGCGGTGCCAGCCGTACACCTGCTGGTCCAGGTCGTAGGTGAGGCCGCAAAGGCTGCCTTGCTGCGTCACCACCCAGATGATGCCCTGGTGCCTCCAGCGCTGCTGGTAGCCCAGCTGGACGATGCCGGAAGGGAAGAGGTGGTCGGCCAGCGTGGTCAGGTCGCTGCTCATGTACTTGGTCGTCTCGATCGAGAAGAGCATTTGCCGTATGGCGTCGGCCTGGCGCTGCGTGAAAATCACGGCGTTGCCGATGACTGCCGGCTGGACAAACGGGGCGCTCCCGAACGTCCCGTGCTCCACGGCGTTGATTTGCGTGGGCGTTATGGATGCCCCTGATGTGCCGCCCGAGGAGCTTGCTGATCCCGAGGAAATCACCCATTCCGCTCCGCTGAATCCGGCAAAGAGGTCGGTCTGGGAAACCAACCAGACGATGGGGCCGCGGCCCGGGGCGTTCAGATCGAAAGCGAAGGCGTCGGTGGCCAGTGTCTGGTCCCCTAAGGCAAAGTTCTCGATGTCGTTGGTGACGGTGCCCCAGATGCGCTGGGGCTCGAACCCGGAAGAGGCGTAAATCACGCGCTGCTGGAAGGACGCAATGGCTTGTGGGAAGCCGCGGTAGTTGCTCCAAGCGGCCTCGGACCAGTATTCGGTGCCACCAGGGGCCGTGGGGGCCCAGTTGGTGGTGTCTTGGGAAGGAGGCGTGGCGCTGGTGACGTTGTTGAGCGCCGTGTAGTTGACGAACTGGTAGGAGGACTGCTGGCCCGCCGTGTAGGCTTGCCCGCTCACCCACTGCGGCTGCTGGGGATTGGAGTCGGTGAGCTGCGTCACCACGTCCGCCGTGGCCACGTAGGGCTGGAACGCTGTGCCCGTGCCAGCGTCGGGCGTCCCATTGTACGTGAAGATGGTGCCAACGTGGTAATTCACGCCCGCCCCGATGTTGAACCAGTTGGTGGTTCCCAGGGAGGCAATCTCGTACACCTGCCCATTGACGAAGGCCGGAGCCGACACCGTGGGCACCGCCGTGATCTTCACCAACCCATAAAGAAACGCATCAACACATTCAAATACGATGCGGGGATTGGTTGGGCCCGGGCTGATGGGGGCGGCCACGTTCGACACCACGATGCGGTAGATGCCCAGCTGGCCTGCAGTGCCCTGGATGTCCACGTTGCGGTCGCTGCGGCCTGTGACACTGCGGATGGTGTCCCACGTCTGACCGCCATCGAGGCTGCGTTGGATGGCAATGTCGGCGGACCACGTGCCGTAGCTGTGCACCTCCCACTGGCCCAGCGCCTGGATGCTGTCGGAGGTGCCTGCCGCGAAGCCTCCCGCCGAGGTGCCGTCGTACTCCACGTAGGCCGAAGGCCGCAGCGTGGCCAACTGCCACGTTGACCCCACGTGCAGCGGATTGAAGACGGCCAGGAATTGCCAGTATCCCGCGTTCAGGTCGGCGGCGAAGCTGGCCGAGGACACGTTGCCCACGATGCAGCTGTAAATCACCCCGGACACCGTCACCGAGTTGCCGATGTTGTAGTAGTTCTCCGGCACCCAAGCCGGGGCCGACGCCGACAGCGTGATGCCCGTGCCCTGCAACTCGCTCGGGGTGATGATGGTGTCGGTGGCATTTTGGTCCAGCAGCGCCGGGGCCAAGAAATTCACCTGCTTCATCACCCAATCGGTGTCTCCCAAGCGCGAGAGGCTGTACGGGGGAAAGTCCGGGTGGACCAGATAGATGATGTCGTTGATCTGGCACGGCACGATCTTGAAAACGTCCGTCGTGAACGGGCTGCCCGAATTGTAGAGCCCATTGTACGGAGTCGCCACCTCGTAGGGAACTGTGGGCGGCGAGGCCCAGTGCGTGGGGTCCATGTCAGGCGTCACCACGCTGCCGCTCACGTTTAGGATGCAGATGAATGGGGTTAAGGTGATGCCCACCAGGACCAGCACGGTGTCGCCAGAAAGGTAGGTGCCGCCCGAAATCCAATTGGGCTGGTTCGGGCTGAAAGGCACCATCACCTGCTGCCCGTTGGAATAGAACCGGACGTATTTGTGGCCGAATTCCAGATTGAAGGTGGTGTCGGGGGAAAACGTGAAGGGCATCACGCGCACGGCGTAATTGTTTCCCGGGGGCGTGTTCTGGATTCGCGCCGGGGCCATGAGCTGCGTCCCTGGCCGGCGCGTCAGGCCTCCCGACTTGTACGCCATCATGTTCAGGCACTGCCGGAGGGCGGCGGAATACTTCGCCTGGTCCACCCGCGCATCCACCTTCGGGCTCCACTCGCCCGAGCTGAAACTGGTCGTGTTGTGCAGGCTCTTAACCATTGCTTCCGCCGTACCGGGCCCGGTTGAAGAGAGAAGACCGGATGGGGTTGAAGCGGCGGGCCTGCTTCTCCCCGGCGTTCTTGGTTCGCGCCGACCGCAGCGCCCGTTCGTAGCCGGCCAGGAGCTCCGTTTCCATCTTCCCTCCATCCTGCCGAAGGGGCGTGGAAATCATGGACGCCAGCTTGAAGGACAGGGCGCTGACGAAGAGCGAGTCAAACTTGGTCGTGTCGGCCACGTTCTGGACATACTGGATGGCCGCTTGGCACTCATCGCAAAAGAGCGTGCTCCCCATGATTTCGTAATCGTCGCTCCCAGCGCCATCCAGATCCCAATAGGTGTTGTCATTGAGCGACACCAGCAGCTGGAAATCGTCGGGCAGCGCGAAGGCGTTTGCCCATCCCGAGGGGTACTGCTGCCCGGTGCCCGGAAAGAACGGCTGGTTGGCGGGCACATTGGTCTGCGTGAGCGCCCCCGTGGTGAGGTCGTTCAGGAAATTGTTGGTCGAGGTGTAGGCGAACATCACGATGTAGATGTAGCCGCCATAGGAGAGATAGACGCCGGGAGCGTAGGCCGTGAGTGGGGCCCAAGGCGTGACAGGGGCAGGTGGCGGGCAGCCCGGCAACGGCACCTGTGGCACCGCCGCCAGCACCGCCGTCGTGAGGATGCAGTTCCACCGACTCGAGCGCGACACCTCCAAATAGGCCAACTGGAAATTCGTGTTGCAGGCGATGGCAGACGAATTGGTCTGGTCCGTCATCGAGTTGATCGACTGGGCACCAATCTTGGAGAGGGCGACATTGCAAATGTCTGTTGGTGCGAGAGTGGTTGGCATGGTGAAAAAAAGAAGCCCCCGAGCCTTACGTCATCGCCACGACGCAAGCACCCGGGGGCATAGTGAACAAACGCTAACCCAATGGATCAGTTCGAGGCCAGCACCGGGATTCGGAACACCGAGATGGTGCCAACGGCGATGGTGGCCGCCGTCAGGATGAGGGCCTGGAGCCAGCAGTCGTTCTGGATCTGGTACTGCTGCGCCAGCAGCGTGTTCGCCGTGTAGCCCGTGGGCACCGCGCCCGGGGTGATGGCGAACGGCAGGATCGAGGCCGGGCCGCCGTAGGCCTGGGTGCCGCCCGCGAAGGCGACGATGCCCGAGGCGGCATGGATGTCGATCGAGGCCGAATACCGCTGCGAGTTCGGCATCCACACGGTGGTGGCCGCGCTGTGGGGCGCGGTGGCACCGGACGTGTTGGCCACGCAGGTGAACACCTGGTTCGCCGGGGTGGAGGCGGCGTCGATGACGACATTGCCGGGCACGTAGGTGGTGCCCGACACCCAGAGCGGCGCCTGGATGCTGGACAGCTGTCCCACGGTGGCCTGGGCCCCCGCGGCATTGGGGATCGGCAGGGACGTCAGGAGTCCCAGGTCGTTGTCCCCGATTGCCACGGTGAGCGTGGCGGCGGGAGCCGTGACGCCGGAGCACACTTGGCCCCCCGTCTTCACGATCCAGCCGGCATTGGCCACGGCGATGTTGATGATGTCGTTGGCCGCCTCATTGCCGGTCCAGATGTAGGTGGCCAGGACGTCCGGGGGCCCCTCAAGGAGGGGGTTGTTCTGCCACGTGGGCGGCTGAACGATCTGCGCCTGCCCGGGAGCACCCGGGAAGTTGTTGCCCTGGATTTGGGCGAGAGCGACGTCTGTATTCCAGATAGCCATGTTTGGTTTTCCTTTTAGTTAAGGGTTTGAAATGGCTCAGACGGAGTTGTCGCAGTTCACCTGAACCACGCCCTCGTCTTCCGTGCGGGTGGCGTCCATGAGCATGCAGGTGTACACCTGGATGGCCTGGGACTGCTGCGGGAGGATGTCCATCTTGGTCATCACATCCTCGCCCTTGCCCATCAGGAGGAAATCCTTCTGCCAGGCGAAGCACGTGCGGATGGTGGTGGAGCCGGACGCGAAGGGCACGAGCTGCGTCCGCTTGAAGTTGAACCCCATGAAGTCGCGGATGCGACCGTCGCGGAGGGCCCGGACGTCGTTGTAGAGCACCGAGTTCACCTGGTCCACGTTCGTGATGAGGTTGTTCAGCTCCTTCGCGGAGTACGCGAAGTGCCGGCCTTCCTCGTCCACGTCGTTCTGGTCCATGATGAACGAGGCCTGCGTGAGCTTCGCCAGCTGGAGGCCGGAATTGGCCCCGCCGCTGCCGAAGGTGACGCCGATCACCTGGCCGTTGCCGGTCGGGCCGCCCGTGGTGGGCAGGGGCTGCGCCGTGGTGCCCTGGGCACCGACGAAGCGCGTGCCGCCCAGCGCGGCCAGGAGGATGATGTCCTTCTGGCGGGCCGCGGCGATGGCATGCTGCCGCGCCGTGGGGCTGGAGGGATCGCCCAGCTGGCCGAGAAGCACCTTGTCGAACTGGTCGATCCAGGTGGTCTTGTCGTAGGGCCGGGGGCGGACCCAGTAGAAGGCGCTCGGCACATCCGAGGGCTCGGTCTTCTGGGCGCGGGCCGTCACCTGGCGCATCGCATAGTTCTGCGAGCCGATGATGTCGTACCGCTTGGACTCGCCCATGATGTTGTCCTCAACATACGTGCCGGCGAGACGATGGTTCTTCTGCTGCGCCATCTTCTCGCGGAAGTAGTTGTCGAACGCGATCTGATAGTGCGGAGGTAGGGAAAAAATGGCTCCAGCCATGGTGGTGAAAATTAAACGAAGGTTGCTCTCTTCGTTCGCATCTCGGGTGTCCCAAAGGGGCCGATCATCGAACAGTTTGTTCGGTCGGAGTGAGCAGGCCGCGCTAGGCGCGGGTGTCTATCTGCTTCGGCCTGGGAAGTGGTAAAAACCCCGATGGCGTTTCACGCAAGCACAAAAAAGCCGCCTGATTTCTCAGACGGCTTTTCCCCTATGCAAAGAACGGGGAAGAAACATTCGGCCCCGGCGTTATTCCCTCACCCCGTTTTCGCTGGGCAGCCCATATTTCAGCGCTGCTTGGTCTAGGACCGGAAACCTTGGGAGTATTGGGCACCGGGGCCGAAGCCCTAGGGAGATTTCTCAGGTGATGGCGGACACCGACCGGGCCACCTCGTTCCAGGTGGTGCCGTCCGAGACGAAGTCCACGAGGATGATCTTGGAGGCCGTGCCCACCACCGTGCCAGTGGCCCGGAAGCCCGTGGAGAAGGTGATGGTTCGGGCCCCGCCGGCATCGTTGGCGATCTGAACCGCCAGCCGGGCACCCGCCGGGGCCACGAAGGCCGCGGTGAGGGAGGCATTGCCCACGCCCGCGGTGGTGGTGATGAGGACGAACCGGGACTTCTGGAGGAAGGGGGCCAGTTCGATCGAGGCCGCGTAAACTGGGGCGAAGCCGGAGCCAACCGTGGCCGCTCCGTTGTAGCCTGGGGTGGGCTGTCCCGTCCCCGTGATTTGGGCCACGATGTCGGAATCGGGCGTGAAGGGTGTGTTTTTGATTCCAGCCATGTAAGTGTGGATACCGATGTGAATTTACGAAGCAAGCTCAATCCCGACGATGTCGCGCTCGCGGATGACGATCAGTTTCTCGCCCTCCACCACCGCCTCATCGCCGGCATAGTGCTTGTCGTACACCTCCACCCGAACCTTGGACCCCACCTTCACGTCCCGAGCCTTGGGCCCAGCCGCCACCACCTCGCAAACCGCCGTCGTCTTGCATGACAGCTTGCTGATTTCGGGCATGTGGATGAGGCCCACCATGCCCAACGCCTCGGTGGAGGGACGCAGGAAGAGGACGTCCCGGAGTGGCCGGATCATCGCTTCGCCGGCTTGGCCGCTGCCTGACGCCACCAGCCCTCAACCTTGGCCGCCGCCATCTTGTGCTGCGGGTGGCTGGAGTCGTGGAGCGGTTCGTACAGGGGGTTGGCCTTGTTGTGCGTGGCATCCTGGGCGAGCGTCATGGGATCTCCCGCGTCACCCTTCCCAGCCTCGCCCTGCACAAAGGAATCCTCGCCCGTGGCAATGGCATGGCGCATGGCCATGAGCCGCACGGCGGAATTCTTGAGGAGCGTGGCGTGCTCGGGCTTGGCGACGTCCAGGCCCAGCGAGATGGCCCCGCGCTCCACCAGTGCCGTGGCGCGATCGAGCGGAATGTTCTCCGTCCGAAGCTGCGCCTCGAACGCCTTCTGGTGATTCTCGTAGAAGGTGTGCTCGTATTTCGCCTGCTCGGCCAGCTGGCCCTTCATGGCGTCGATCTGAATGGCAGTGAGCTTCTTGACGGCAGCCGGCGACACGCTGTTTTCCTGCGCCCACTTGGCGAAGTTGTCCGCCAGGGGCTGGTTCCACTGCTGCTCCGGCACTTCGGGGGGCCGGGCGATGCCGTAGTCCTTGGCCTCCTTCGGCACCCCGTTGATGGAGTCCAGGATGGCCTTCCGTTCGGCCCGCACCTCCACAGGAGCATTGTCGGGCAGAGGCATGAGGCCCTTCTTGCCGGCGAGGGTTTGGGCGTAGGCCATACCGCGCACCAGCTCCTCAGCCGTCTTGTACTTGCCGAGGCCATCCTTCATGTAGCGGATGTCCTCGGGGAGACGTTCGTAGGCCGCGGGGTTGAGCGTGCCGTCCGCCTTCATCCAGTCGGAGTGGAAGGGCTGAATTGCGCCGCCACCGCCCTTGTCTGCGGCAGGATCGGCACCCTTTCCACCGCCAGCTGCGGCATCAGCAGCAGGATCGGCCACGGCGGCTTCCATCAGGGGGAAGAAGGTTCTCACTGGGTACCTCCTTCACTGGAACCTGCCGGCGGCGGCGGGGGCGTCAGGGCACGGCGCTGTTTGTGGTTCAGCGGCAGCGCCGCCACCTTGTTCTTCTCATGGTCGGCCAGCACCATGACGTTGTGGGCGTCGATGACGTCGGTGATTTCCTTCTCAAAGGGCTCGAGGACGGACTTCTCCTTCACCACCATGGCCTGCGCGGCCTTCCAGGCGATGTCGGCCAGGTCGGTGAACTGCTTGGGGTCGGAGAAGTCGAACTTGTCCCGGAAGGCCGGGGCGAGCGCCACGGCGATGGCCGCGGTGCGTTGCAGGTATTTCAACTCCCCCTGCATCTTGTTCACCTTGTTGGCCGAGGCGATGAGCTCGGGGTTGGCTGGGGCGGCAGCGGGGGTGTTCACTCGTCACCTCCCTCTTCCCGCTCGGACCCGCCGCCCGATTCGTCCTCTTCATCCCCAGTGTCGAAGCCTCCGACCACCTCCTGCGGGGCGAAGGTCATGTGCGTGGCCCGGCGGGCGATGATCTGGTTGTCCAAGACATCCTGCGTCACCACTTGGCCAATGGGGCCATTCTCCCACTTCTTCGGTCCCACCTGGGCCCCCTTGCCATCGTTCTGGTTCTCCAGGCCGTGCTCGCCGGAGCGGTCGTCCACCAGCTCGGTGATCTTGCGCTTCACGCGCTTGCGGACGGGCTCCCCGCTGGCATCGAGGAAGACGCCGTAGCGGATGTAGGCCTCCTGGGGGTAATACTTGAAATACCACTCCACCAACTCGGGGGTCTGGTCCCCGAATTGGGCGTTGCGCCGCGGCTTCGGAGGCACATTGCCCTTCGGGTTGTCTCGGGGCTGGCCCTTGACGCCCATGGTCTTGATGACGAGGCCGGAGGACTGCGTCCCCTTGTTCACTGTGCCGATGGCGGCGGTGATTTGGCGGATGAGCTTCCGGGATGCCTCAATGGAGGTGAACTCCAAGTGGCCGGTTTTCTGGTCGTAGTGGGCGACGATGGCCTTGGCCCCGTCAACGTCCTGCACCAGATCCCCGTTCTTTTTGAAGATGACGGGGGCGATAGTAACTTCCTGTGTCTCTGACATGGTGGCGATTCCTTGTTGGTTAGCGTTTCTGATCGGAGAGCTTGGCGTGGTCCTCCTCGTGCAAGTACCACTGCTGGTGGCGATGGAAGACCGATTTCTCGTGGAGAGAAGTGATGACGATGCGCTGGCCGGTGTTCTGGTTCACCACGACGTCGCCCATCTTGGCCACGCGGCCATTGGCGTATTTGAACTCCACGGGCGTCTTGGCTGGCGCAGCGGAGGCATTTGCTGGGGCAGGCTTCCCCGCGAACAAACGCCGCACGGCTTTGATCGGATTCTGCATGGCGATTATCTCCTCACTTTGGGTTTCTCCGCTTTCGCGGGCTTCACGTTCGAGGCAATGAGTAGTTGGCGCTCGATTACACGCAAGATGCTTTTGGCCCCATCCCGGTGGAGGCCGGCGGCAATCAGCGCCACTCCGTCCCGTGCCTGGTTGAACTGGTAGGCGTTGCAGTCGTCCCCGGCGCACGTCGCAAGGTGGTCAAGAACTCTCTGCTGTTCGGCGGTCCTTTTCCTTGGCTGTCCAAATACCGCCTGGAAAGCGTTGGCAAGCTGCTGGGCCCGGGCTCGGGCCTGCTGCTGTCCTTCGGTGGGTTCGGGCTTGAGCTCACTCACGCTGCGCGTCTCCGGCCACCGGCAAGCCGTTCCTGCACTTGGTCCTGCATCCACTGGGGCGAGCCGCCCAGGGCCTTGCCGGCCTTGCCCAGCGTCTCAGCCTGCTGCGCGGCCATCTGCTGCTTCTGCATGGCGGCCCGCGCCGCCCGGATGGCCTGCACGCTGTTCGGGCCCGTCTCCTTCCTGATGAGGTCGGGGGCCATGCCGGCGTTGCGGGCGTATTCGCGCACGGTCTGATCGAGGTCGAAGATGTCGTAAAGCTCCGGCTTCTGCTCGGCCATAGGGGCCAGGAACTTGAAGGTTTCCTCGGTGCCCCGGTTCTTGAGGGCGCGGAGGGCGTCGTTGAATCGGCTCGTCACCACCACCTCAGGCATCACGAGGCCCTTCTTCCCGTGGGACACCTCCTGCATGAGGATGTCGGGCGGCTGGCCCAGCTCCCCGCGGCGGAACATGATGCCGAAGCCCCGACGCATCAGGGGCAGGATGAACTCAGGCAGGCCGCGGGCGAAGGCGGGGGCCACGCCTTGGAGTTGTTCGGCCTGCCGCTGGGAAATCTCATAGGCCGTCATCTCCTTGTCGATGAGGGGCTGGGAATTGAGGAGCTTGAAGGCGTCGGTGAAGAAGGCGTCCCGGATGGCCTTGCGCCTGCCCTCCTGCATCTCGAGGCCCAGCTTGTAGTCGCCCACCGTCGCCCACTCCTCGGGCTTCCCCTCCGCGTTAGAGGTGTCCCAGGTCGTGGTGCCGCCGGCCCGCAGATCCACGTCACCCTCCAGGTTGTCGGGGATGAGCACGCGGGGGTAGGCGTGCAACTCGGCCAGGGCGTCGAGGTATTGCTGGACGTAGTTCACCTGCCGGGCGTCGGGCAGAGCCAGGTAGGAGGGGCCATAGCCCCACACGGCGTCCGTGCCCCACTTGGCGAAGCGCCGGCACAGGATGGGGCTTTCCTCGTAGCCGGCGATGCGGATGCACTCGTTGGCCTCCACGGAAATGTAGATGCTGGCGATGGGCTTGTTGGCCCCGTCCTTCCGGTTGGGGATGCGCTTCGAGTCCTCCCGGGGGAAGATGCAGTGGAGCACCTTGAACTTCTTCCCGTCCGCGCCCGCCCCTTTGCACTGGTCGGTGATCTTCTTCGGGATGTTGTCCCCCGGCTTGTTGAACACCTGCTTCATCTGCCGGTAGGTCATCTCCATCTCCCGGCGAACCGTGTCCACCACGCCGCGGTAGTCCTCCTCGATCGTGTAGGTGCCAATCTTGCAGTGGACGAAGTTGAAGAGCTCGTTCCCGCTGGTGGACTCGTCAAAGATGATGAGGTCGGTGGCGAAGACGGAGAGGCCTAGGTCGCCCATGCCCTTCACGGGGTAGAAGTTGGACCGGCCAAGCTGGCGCATCATCTTGTCGGAGGCCTTGCCGAAGTAGGAGACGGCGTCCTCGCTGCCCTCCTGGTCGTCGTCCTTGAGCTTTTCCGGCACGTCGTACTCGGCCCAGGGTTGGTTCGGCGGGGTCCACCAGTTGAACTGACCATTGGCCAGCGTCTGGGCGGCCTGGATCATCGTGGTGTCGAAGATTTGGTCCGTCCACCCCGACACGCTCTCGGTTTTGGTGACGTTGATGTCGGAGTCGTTGGGGAGGGCGTACTGGGCGATGGTCTGGTGGTCGTCCGCGAACACCGAGCGGTACTTGCTCATCAGGTCGGCATGCCGCCGCACCTGCTCAATCGCCAGCTTGTCGTCCCCTCCCGTTTCTTTGGCCATGGTGGTTTATCCGAGCTTGGATTTGTAGCCCGCCACGGAGGCCGGAGGAGCCCCCGCGCCTGGCTGGTAGCCGCCCGTGTCGCCCGCCAGTATGGTCCGCTTCACCGACTTCTTGATGAGGTTGGACGTGGCCAAGTCCTGCTGGGCTTGTATCACCTCGGCGTTGTTGGTCGTCACGGGCGGTGAGGGCGTGGGGATGGGCGCAGACTCGATCTGCTGCGCCTGCGAGGGCTGGCCCCCTCCAAAGTACAGCCGGCTATGCTTCGGCCAGTACGGATTGAGATTCATTGGCGAGACGACGTAAACGGTCAAAGGGCATGAGTTGCAATTCCAATTTCCCGCCCCGCAGGCGGTGGAAGGCGATCCAAGGGAGGTGAAACGGCATGATGCTCCACACCTTGGCGACGTCGCCCGCCATGCCGTGGATATACCAGCAGTCGGGGTTTTCGGGGATAGTCCAGTCCTGGAAGTGGTGGCCCAGCTGCTGGCCCTTGAGGATCGGTCGGCCCATGATGAAGAACTCCCGCGTGGAGAAGAGGAAGGCGTGCTTCATGTACCAGTCCACGTAGCGCTCGAAGGACCAGGGCTGTGGGTGCTCCGAGTAGAGCTTGGCCATCTGCTCGTAGGGCGTCATGGGACGGAGGTGCCGATGCGGTTGTTGCTGCCGCCATAATCCACGTAGGTGGCAAGTGCATTCGCTGGCCCTAAATCGGTGTTGTGGTGCATCGTGCACGAGCTGGTATTCGCGTGCCCGTTGGGATTGAAATTCACGTCTGCCGTGGTCCAGCCAGAAAAGGTGTTGTCGTGGACGTCGCTATACGGAGCAGCCTCAAGGGCGATTCCGTTCGGGCCGCTACCGCTGAAAAGGTGGCAGTCGTGAATGATGTGGTGGTTGCCGTTGCCAAAGACGAACCCCTGCGGCGTGGTTCCATTGACGATGCAGTAGACGTCATGGATGGTAATCTCGTTGACGTAGGTGGCCTCAACCGCAATGCCGCCGACGATGTCGGGGAAGTTGCCCAAGTCGATCACGCCATCGCTGATCTGGATGGCTCCAGACATCGTGGTGAGCCCTGGCACCGAGAGTAGCCGAATTCCCTTCTTGGCCGCGTTCACGATGAAGCGGGAGATGTTGATGCCTTGGAAGGTGCTCAGGCCTGTGCCGTTCACCGCCTGGATGGTGAGGCCGGTCTGGAATCCAAATGATGACCAATCCCCAATCGAAGCGTTGATGGGATTTTCTATGTAGATCAGCGATCCAGTGCTCTTGTTATTCAATCCCGAGCCAGGGGGGCTCGGACTGTCATCATAGAATCCGCCATATCCGAAAATGTTGTTGATCGTGCCGCTGAAAATACCGCCGCCTGGGCACGGGATATAGACCCCGTTCGTCCATCCATCTCCACCGGCAAATCGAAGGTTTTGGGCGATACACTGGTTTTGGTTGGCCGTGGGGCCTGGTATCAGCCAGCAGGCATTTCCGCCCGCGACACCGCCATCGAGTTGGAACCCCAGATCCCGGACCACGAAGCCGGTGTCCGCCCCGGACGAGTCGAGCTTCAACCCGTCCGTACCTGGGGCAACGCCCGTCCACCCCAGCGTGGAGGTGTTCATCGTGTTTCCAATGACTCCCAGGTGGAGCGTCGTAGCGAAGGAAAGCGTGGCGTTCATCCACCAATAGCCGTCAGGAACGTAGATCGTGCCCCCGCCTGCCGCTATGGCGTCGGCTACGGCATTCCCAAAAGCTGTCACATTCGCTGCCGCCAGCGCCTGATTATTGGGCCCTCCTCCGGCCAGCGAGGCATAGTCCGCGAGGTTGAAGAAGGGTTGGCTGTACCAGGCTGTGTCGTAGTTCGTGGCGCTCTTCTTCGCCAACCGCTGAAACTTCGTGCCGCCGACCGGGACAGCTCCTGATCCACCGCCGACCGCACTCAGCACGCCAGCCCCTGAAATCGTCACCGTGGTATTGTCGGGCTTGACGATGCCCAGCGTGCTGGACGTGGCGGTGGGGATCGGCTGCCCCACCCATACGCCGCCTACGTCCGTGAGCACCTGGCCTGGGGAAGGTGGCGTCGGGTCCACCGGCACGCCCTGCAACGCTATCACCTTCGGATTGGGCAACGCCCCGGACAGGTCGCCAGCGACGGATGAGAACGAATAGAGAGCCTTCACCCCGCTGGCGAACGTGCTGCCGACCATGCACCAGACGCGCATCTGCATCCCCGTCAGGATCTGGAGCGGGGGGCCGCTGGTGCCCCAATTCCAGCCCGCCGGCCACGCCAGGACGAAATTGCCCGCGCTGGTGAGGTCGATGATGACAAGCTCCCCAGCCCCGTAGTTGGCCGCTCCCATCACTGTGTTGGCGGTAATCTGGCCTGAGAAGTAGGTGTGGCTCCCGAAGTCCATCACGGGCGCTGGGCTCACGATGGCGGTGGGCTTGAGCTTCGTGGGCCCGTTGTTCACCAGGCCCAGGCCGGTGAGCGTCATCGAATCGAAGGTGACGTCAGCCGTGGGGTCGATGTCCTGGGGCGTGGAAAGGTTCACCGCGCCAGTGCTGGCCGAGGCGATGATTTGCTTGGGCGTGCCCGTGATAGACGTCACCCCACCCCCTCCACCGCCTCCTCCTCCTGTCGGGCCACCGCCCGTTGCCGGCGTGTTGTCCGGCTGCTGGCCCGAGGCCGCCCGGTCGGACACCGTCACTTTGTCCGTGTTGCTGGTGGGCAGTTCGCTCATCGCAGCACCTTTCCATTCCACTGGCTCCTCGAGCGCACCGGGTAGCTGCTGGGGCTGGGCCCGCGCAGCACCTTCACGGGCTTCAATCGCGTCTCCCGGGCCGTGAAGCTCGTGCCCTCCACCATGCCTAGGCGGTGGGCCTCAGCGAACGTGCGGAGGGCGTCGGCACCGTGGCTGAACTGGTTGTGCACCGGCACGTCCTGGATGAGGCCAGTCTGGGCCTCCTCCTTCTTCGTGTAGAAGTCGAGGCAGTCGATGCCGCTGGGCATCTCAATTTCCCCCAGCATCCAGGGCTCCGAGCAATTGCCCTGGTTGATGAACATGCGCGGCATCAGGGCGCGGCAGTGGTTGATCGAGTCCCACAGGTTGGGCGTGCGCGGCACCACCTTGATGCGCTTGATGCCGGCGGCCTCCAGGTCGTCCTTGGCGGTGCGCCCCTGCCTGTCCTGGCGGGCTCCATCGTGGGGCAAATACACCGTGCCCAGCGGGCAGCCGAGCGTGTCCTGCATGTCCAGAAGGACACGGGCGTAGTGGGCCGGCATCTCGCCAGTCCGGGCGTAGTAGCCTTGCAGGAGCACGTCGCGGCCCGACATTTGGATGAACCAGCAGGTCCAGTCGTCCCCGTTCAGGCTGTGGCCGATGTCGAAGAAGGCGTCAAAGGACACATCCGGGGAGGCCGCCAGGCGCGTGATGCGGTTCTCCTTCCGCATGTCGTCCATCTGCTTTCCGTAAATCGCGTTGGCGATGGCCGCGTTGGCATTGCACTCCAGCTGCATCTCGTAGGCCGCCTCGCCCATCCGTTCGCGCAGCAGGCGAAGCTCCTCCTTGTCGATGATGCCCGACTCCGAGGCCCGCAGCAGCATCGTGAAGCGCTCTGGATTGCCCACGGCGTCCTGGTAGTAGCGCCAGAGGTTGTAGCGGCCCTTGAGCATGCCGGCGTGCACCGACCAGCCCTTGTAGTCCGACAGGGCCGGGGTGACATCCACGATGGTTTGGCGGGGAATCTCGTCCCGCTCATCGTAGGCCGCCCCGTCCAGGTACAAGCCGACCCCGCGGCTATTGTCCGCCCCGTACAGCGTGACGCGCCCGCCGTTGGGATACTCGATCGCCAGCTCGCTCTCGATCACCCTCCGGCCCGGGATCGGGTCCGAGAAGTATTTGAGGTAGGGCCACGCGATGTCCTTTGCCCGGACGCGAGTAGGATAGAACCAGGCGTAGCGGGGGGGGGGATTGCGTCGGGTGTTTTGGAGGCATCGCTTTTGGAGGTCGTTGCAGAGGGCCACAGTCTTGCCGGCCCGGCGATGGCAGACGAGGACGGCTTCACGGGCTGTCCGAGCGTGGAAGGGGAGAAAAGCGGCCCTGGGGCGGTACGGGACGACAACCTCTTGGATCTGTCCCACATCAGGCCTTGGGTTCCTCTTCCCAGCGAATCAGCAGCTCGGCGGGCCCGACGCCTCCCGTGCCGGCCAGCACCATCGGGCTCTTGCCCCAGCCGCGGTCCAGGAGCTCGCGGCATGCGCCAAGGCGGGTGGCTTCTCCCTCGGCATGGCGCATCAGGTGCACGAGGGTTTTCATCACCTCGGGGGTGTGCTTCTTGGCGAGCGCGGCGATGGTGAAATCGCTCTTCGCCCGACCACGCGGATTGCCGGACTGGCCTTTGACGAACGGCATTGCTCGGCCCCCTGCTACCAATCCCCCCTACTTCGAGGGCGACGGCATCGGTTTTCCGGGATTCAGCACGGTGTCCAGCACGGGGTCGCCTGTCTTCACGTCGGAGTTGTTCATGCCGTGGGTGTGGGCCTTCCGCCCGCGGTGGTCAAGCCCGTTGCGGGTGCGCTTCCTGTGCCAGGCGTGGTTGGCGGCAATCTGCTTTGCTGCCTTGGATCTGCGTCCGTGCATGGCCTCCGAGGCGCGGGTGGTGGCTTTCATGCCCGACTGGCGAACAGGCAGGCCTCCTGCCGGGCGTGTGGAGACGGATGTTTTGTCTGGAGCAGCTGCCATTGGGAAAGAGGAGCAACCCCACCGACAGTGCGCTTCTCCTGGGATTGCCAACGAGGCACTGGCGGCAGGGAGCCTGCGGAGGCTTTTGTCGCTTGTGGTGGAGGAAGGATAATTCCTGTCGGACTGTCAAGGGAGCGATGGTGTTCCCCAGGAAAGATGGGGGCGCAGCTCACCCCTTGAAGGGGATGAGCGCATGGAAGCATAGGTGCTCCTCCGAGGGATCGGGGTATGCGTGGCCGTAGCAGCCCTCCCGGCATTGTCCCAATTCGGAGGGTGAGCACTGCCTACTCTCAAGCGTCGATATGGATGAAGACTACCGCATCGCTGCCGCTCTACCATCGGGTGCTCAAAGCTACGGTCCTCACTGCCCGGTGAAGGGCAAGACAGGAATTAAGCGCGGCGGGTGGGCAAGAGCAGAGAGGAACGAGCCTGATTCACTTCCGCCTGCGCCCTAGGCATCGGGAACAGCTGCGTGCTTCATTGCCCGGTTCCACCCAGGCCGGTCGCTCGAATGTGGGGATTGCACCCTGCCCTTGCGGGCTCGCTCCTCTCTGCGCTCGCCTTGCAGTGAAGCAGGCCGCGCACCGTAAAATTCTCGTCGGGCTTCGCTCCTGTTCGGAGGGCTTCGAGGGTCGCTTTTGTTATCCCGGTCAAGCGAGCCGGGCCGCAATGGCGATTGGAGAAATGGCGTTGGCCCGAAATCCGTCAACAAAAAACCCCGCCCGGGCCATTGCGGTAGTCCGGGCGGGGATAAGATGATCTTTCGACCAGCGTACCTCTGACGGTCCCAAACTGGTCCAAATTATGGCCCTCGTCAACCCCGGAAAAGCAGCGGGCCCCAGGTTTCCCCAGGGCCCGTGTCCAGCTTCAACTTATGAATCCCCCGACTCCTCGGGGAACGTGTTCAGAAAGGGCTATGGTCGGGCGGCTGGCAAGGGATAAAACGGCTTAGGACTGTCCTTCAAGCGCCTGTGGCGCTTCCAGCGATAGCGCGGCACCGGCTTGCTCGGGGCGACGAGATGCGTGCGGACGAAGCGCATTCCACAGTAGTGCCACACTTGGCCAGCACGCAGGGCTTGAACCATCACCCGCTTTCGCTCGGCTCGCGCAAGCAGTCGGCGCTTCCTGGTCACGGGATCGGGTGGGGAACACCGCGCTCGTCCACCCACACGGCGGACTGCGGAAGCCGGAAGGATTTCACCTCTACCTCCCGCGTGGCTTGGAGCGCCGCAATCTTTCTGTCCAGTCGGCGCAGCCGCAGGAAGTAGCGGACGCGGGCGAAGTAGCAGGCGCGGAGGTAGTCGCTCTGGTTAAAGCGCTCGATCATTGGCCCGGCATCCCGTGCCACCCGGCGGCGATGTGGTTGGCCCACTCGGAGTGGCAGATGGCCGCCCCGGCCCAGTAGCAGAGGCAGAGGACCGCGATGGAAATCAGGATGT